AAAAACTGTTTACGGCAACGGCTAAGCGGGTGCATCCTAAAAATGGGATGGGGGCCCCTATGCGCGGTGGTATCCGTCTTTAACCTTAACCTATAGGAGGAGCACTTGACCTGCTTTTTCCCGATTGAGGCTTTTCGCGTCGAAGGCCAGTCTAAATTAGTGTTTGCTTGGCCGAAAGGAGGCCAGTATCTTGAGCGTCTACAGGTGCCTTGTGGGCAGTGTATTGGCTGTCGTTTGGAGCGGTCTCGCCAGTGGGCTATCCGCTGTATCCACGAGGCGCAGATGCACCGTGATAATTGCTTTATCACGTTGACTTATGCTCCCGAGCATCTCCCTAAAAACGGTGGTTTGCAGTTACATCATTTCCAGAAATTTATGAAACGATTGAGGAAAAAATATGGCTCTGGAATCAGGTTTTTCCACTGCGGCGAATACGGCGAGCAGTTCGGTCGCCCTCACTATCATGCGTGTTTGTTCGGTTTTGATTTTCCTGATAAGGTTTTGCACACTATTATTAACGGCTTTAAGCTGTATCGTTCTCGGAGCCTTGAAGAGTTATGGCCTTTTGGCTTTGCTACTATCGGCAGTGTTACTTTTGAATCTTCGGCCTACGTTGCCCGCTACATCCTTAAAAAGGTCACTGGTGAGGCTGCTACGCTGCATTATTGTGATATTGATCCAGATGGTGTTATTACTAACGAGCGTGCTCCTGAGTATATCACAATGAGTCGTCGTCCCGGTATTGCTGCGGGATGGTTTGAGCGGTTTTGTGGTGACGTCTATCCATCTGATGGTGTGGTTGTGCGAGGCCGTAAGATGCGGCCTCCTCGGTATTACGATAAGCTCTACGCTGAGCGTAATCCTGTGATGTTTGAGGGTATCCAATACGAGCGCTGGCTCAGCGCTCAAAATCATCTTGACAACCAGACCGATGAGCGGTTAGCTGTGCGGCATGAGGTCCAAAAAGCTCGCCTGCGCAAGCTACCTCGTAACTTGGAGTAAGTGTTATGATGCAAGTTTTTGCTGTGTTTGACCACAAGATCAACAAGTATCTCACCCCGTTTTTTCAGCCGTCCAATGGGGCGGCTATCCGGCTGTTTGCCGATGAGTGCGGCAAGGGTGATACGCTGTTGAGCAATCATCCCGGTGATTTTAGCCTCCACAATCTCGGTGAGTATAATGATGATACTGGAGCTATTGTATCCGCTGTCCCGCCTACGCTCCTAGGTTATGGCAGCGAGTACGCTAAGGCAGAGGTCAAGTCTGCCTAGCGGGGTTAAAGGGGGGCAATTTCGCCCCCCTTCCTTCTTTTTTTTGAAAGGATTAAAATATGCGGTCGGTTATGGGTCATAATTTTTCTCAGGTACCTCAAGCTGAGATACCTCGGTCATCCTTTGATCGGACGTCTGGTTACAAGACCACTTTTAATAGTGGTTATTTAATCCCGTTTTACGTCGACGAGGTCCTGCCCGCTGATACTTTTAGTCTCAACATGACGGGCTTTGCCCGTATGGCTACGCCGATTTATCCGATTATGGATAATCTATACCTTGATACATTCTTTTTTTTCGTCCCCAACCGCCTCTTATGGGGTAATTGGGTTAAACTTAATGGTGAGCAGGTCGATCCGGGCGATAGTACTGACTATATTGTGCCCAAGATTGTTGCGCCAGCTGGTGGTTTTTCCGAGGGATCGATTTATGATTATCTAGGCATCCCGACCAAGGTTGCTGGTATTGAGATTAATGCCTTGCCGCTGCGGGCTTATAATCTGATTTATAATGAGTGGTTCAGAGACGAAAATTTGGTTATCCATGTGACTGAGTACCAGTCAGACGGGCCTGATGCTCACAGTGCCTATACTCTCCTTAAGCGCGGCAAGCGTCATGATTATTTTACGAGCTGTTTGCCCTGGCCCCAAAAGGGTACGGCTGTAACATTGCCGTTGGGCACGACTGCTCCTGTTAAGGGCATTGGTGTTAATACTGGTGCTGCCAATATGGCGCTCGGTACCCAAGTGCAGGGCAACGGCCTGACCTACCCCGTAGGTACTTATGGCTGGAATAGCTCTAACTTGATGCTTATTGACCAGATTAACGCGACAGGTGTCGCTGGCACCGCTAATCATGCTCCGTCTATTTATGCTGATTTGAGCTCTGCCACCGCTGCTACGATCAATCAGTTGCGCCAAGCTTTTCAGGTGCAGCGCTTGTTTGAGCGTGATGCCCGAGGTGGTACTCGTTACACTGAGATTATCCGTGCCCACTTTGGCGTTGTGTCGCCTGACGCTCGTTTACAGCGTCCTGAGTATTTGGGTGGCGGTCGGTCGATGGTCAACATTAATCCTGTTGCTCAGACGTCGAGTGTGACTGGCCAGCCGAGTCCGCAAGGTAATCTGGCGGCCTTTGCGACGACTGCTTTTAACAGCCATGGATTTACAAAGTCCTTTGTTGAGCATGGATTTATCATTGGTTTGATGTGTGTCACTGCTGATTTGACGTATCAGCAGGGTCTCGATCGCATGTGGTCGCGCCGCACTCGTTTTGATCACTACTGGCCAGCCTTGGCTAATCTTGGTGAGCAGGGTGTTAAAAATAAGGAGATATATGCCCAGGGTAATGCCTCTGATGATTTGATATTTGGCTATCAAGAGGCTTGGGCCGAGTACCGCTATAAGCAATCTAAGGTTACTGGTCTATTTAGGAGCAATGCTGTAGCATCGCTCCATGCGTGGCACCTCTCCCAAAATTTTGCGAGCTTGCCCACGCTTAATGCTACATTTATCAATGAGTCTCCCCCGGTGTCGCGGGTAATCGCGGTGCCATCGCAGCCCGAATTTTTGTTTGACTCTTACATCCAATTACGGTGCGCCCGCCCGATGCCCGTATATAGTGTCCCGGGCATGATTGACCATCTTTAATCCTGATGACAAGGAGTGATAAATAATGTCTTTTTTGGCCAATAATTGGGAAACAATTATGACTCTGCTCAATGCTTTTGGGCTTGTGCTTGTTAACTCTCGTAAGGCCAACAAATGAGTTTGTTTGGCGGCCTTTTTAAGGGCCTTGGCTCTCTTGTTGGTATCGCTGCCGCCCCCTTTACGGGGGGCGCCAGCTTAATCCCATCTCTTATTACTGGCGGTGCAAGTCTGATTGGTGGGGCTATGCAAAATAGCTCCGCCAAATCTATCGCTAATAATAATAATGCTGCGTCAATTGAGTTGGCTAATACGTCTCATCAACGTGAGGTGCGTGATATGATGGCGGCTGGTCTTAATCCTATCCTCTCTGCTGGCGGCAACGGTGCTGCCACTCCGTCAATGCAGGCTGCGCCTGTGCAAAATATTGTACCAGCTGCGGTGCAAGCTGCATTGCAGACTGCGACTGCTAAGGCGCAGATCGATAATCTGCGCGAGACTAATGAGCAGATCAAGGCTCAGACTAAGCTTGCTAAGTCGCAGGAGCGTAAGACGACTGCTGAGGCTGATCAATTTATTGATAATATGCCGCAGCTAACTAAACAGGTTATTGCTAATGCGGCGACTGCCCAGGCTACTGCTGATAGTACTCGTGTTGCAGCTGATGCTGATATGATGTCTGGTGCAACTCTTAAAGCCATTGCCAACGGGACGGGTACTGCTGCCCAGTTGGCTAAATTTGCGCACCTAATGCGCGGTCTCACTGTCGGAGGTAAGTAAAATGGTTGATATGCGTTATCCTTTTGACCCGGTTGTTGATCCGGGTATTGTCTTTGACGATCCGTCTCTTACTCATCAATCGTTTGCCGATGAGTGTGATTATAATTGCGTTATGGCTCGTTGGGAGCGTACTGGTGTTATAGATCACCTTAATGCTAAGGCCCCTCAATATATTGATGTAGTTGGCATTGGTGATTATCAGACTGCTCTTAATACTGTGTTGGCAGCTCAGGATAGTTTTGCTGCCCTCCCGTCTGTTGTCCGTGATCGTTTTGCTAATGACCCTGCGGCTCTCCTGCGATTTTTAGAGGATCCTGCTAATCTTGACGAGGCTGTTAAGCTGGGGCTTGCTGTGGGCAAGTCCGAGCGCCCGCAAGAGGCTGGCGAGGAGTTGTCCACGGCTAAGGAGGTGTAATTATGTTTTGGGGTCCACGTACTCTTATTAATTTGCGCGGTGTGCATCCTGACCTTGTTAAGGTCGTTAAGCTTGCTGCTAAGCTGTCTACTGTAGATTTTGTCGTTACGGAGGGTGTCCGTACTCTCGAGCGCCAGCGTAAGCTTGTCCTTGCTGGTGCGTCTCATACTCTCCATAGTCGTCATTTGACAGGCCACGCTGTTGACGTGGCCGCGCTTGTTGATGGGGCTATCCGTTGGGATTGGCCCCTTTACAAGCAGATTGCCGTAGCTTTTAAGGCTGCGGCGGAGTCTCTCTCTATCCCCATTATTTGGGGGGGAGATTGGGGCCGTTTTCGGGACGGCCCTCATTTTGAGCTGGCTGAGGCCAGCCCCAGCACAGTTACCCACTAGATGTAACTGTGCTGACTGACACCAGACAGGGGTTTGCCCCTAGGATGGGGTCAGTATATGATGCTTGGGAGGGGGTGATTTTTGTGAAAAAGCGTAAAAAGATTAACCGTAATAAGTCTGAAAAACTGTTTACGGCAAC